TGAGCTGATGGCGCTCGACAAGGACATCATGATATGCCCAACGCCGATGTATCGTGCGGCCAACACCGACGCGGGCGTGCGGCTCTCGTGGAACGTGCTGCGCTGGGACGGCGAGCACTTCCAGCCGCACGAGGACTGCGAGGGGCTCCAGAAAGTCGATGCAGGCGGGACCGGGTGCATGATGATTCACCGCCGCGTGCTCGAGGGGATGCCGAACCCCTTCGAGCGCATCTTCGATGACGAGGGGCTGGTGATGTACGGCTCGGACCTCTGGTTCTGCAAGAAGGCGGGCGACCGGGGCTTCGAGACATGGGCACACTTTGACTACCCGTGCCACCACTACAAAGAGATGGACTTGCTGGGCGTGATGCGAATGCTCGCCGCCAGGGACATCGCCCACGCAAACGCGCCGAACATCAACACGCCGGAGTATTGGGATGCGCAGTGGAGCCAGCGCCCGGAGCGCGATTACCCGTACCACGACCAGATCGTCGAGCTGTGCAGGGGCAAGACGTCCATCCTCGACTACGGCTGCGGCCGTGGCGACCTGCTGGCCAAGCTGAGCAAGGTCTGCCCGAACGCATGGGGCGCCGACTTCTCGAAGAAGGCGATTGAGATCGTGAAGGGGCGGGGCCTGCTGGGCATCGAAGCGGACACGGTCCCGATCGGTCCGAATCTGAGCGGCAAGTGGAGCGTGATCGTTGCCACTGAGCTGATCGAGCACGTCGATGACGACCGGGGGCTGATAGAGTCATTCTTTCAGCACACCGACCACGTCATCCTGGCCGTGCCGAATAACTGCCTGCCGCCGGGGATTGAACGCGAGCACCGCAGGGTCTACACGCAGGACTATCTCGAGCGGATCGTGCCCGGCAAGTGCGAGATTTCCGTGGTCGACAAGTATTTGCTCGCGAGCTGCCGGACGGACACAGGCTGATGGCCTGGTGGAACTTCGGCCGCGGCGAGGAGATGAAGCACAGGACGCCGACGCCCCCGAGCATGGTCGATGCGCGCATGATCCCTGTGTGGAAGCAGGGGAGGCCCCTACCGCAGCCGAACGACTTCAAGAAGTTTGCCGACGAGGGCTACCGGCTCAACTCTATTATCCATTCGTGCATCTCTGAGATCGCAAGCAGCGCAGCCGAGCCCCGGCTCATCATCGAGCGGCGCCAGGGTGCCGAGTGGGTTGAGGTTGAGGATACGGGCAGCGAAGGGGAGAGCCCCGGCCTATCGCTTCATCGTCTACTCCAGAACCCGAACCGCGAGCAATCCCAGTTCGAGTTTCTCGAGGAGCTCGTGACCTACATGATGGTCATGGGTAACGACTTCATCCACAAGCTGCGCAGCGCCCGGCTGAAGACCGTTGAGCTCTGGCACCTACGCCCGGACAGAATCAAGATCGTTCCCGGCACCAACGGCATCGTGCAGTCGTACAGGTTCGGGCCGAACGAAAGCCAACAGAAGACCATCAAGGCGATAGACGTTACGCACATCAAGGCACGGCCCGATCCCATTGATGACTACTGGGGGCTGAGCCCGATCGTCGCATGTGCCCGGGCGGCAGACGTAGACGATCAGGTGCTCGACTACATCAGGGCGTTCTTCCAGAATGCAGGCACGCCCGCGGGGATCCTGAAGCTCAAGACACAGGTCGACCCCGATGAGCGGGCACGCATCGCTGCGATGTGGCGAGAGCGGCAGACGGGCGAGAACTTTCACTCGCTGGCCGTCCTCGATGCAGATGCAGACTTCCAGAACGTAGGCACGGTCCCGGGCCAACTGAAGATTGACTTCATCTTCGACTCCAGCGAGTCGCGGATCTGCTCGGTGTTCGGTGTGCCTCCCATCATCGTCGGGACGCGCATCGGCCTCATCCGCTCGACGTTTGCGAACTACCGCGAGGCGAGGCGATCATTCTGGCGCGAGACGCTGGCTCCCCTGTATGAGCGCATCGCGGACAAGCTGACCCACGGCATCGCGGAAGAGTTCAGCCACGACCTGCGGATCTCGTTTGACCTCTCGAGCATCGAGGAGCTTCAGGAGAGCCAGGACTCGAAGCGGGCCCATGCTCTAGCCGCCTGGGACAAGGGCGTGATGACTCTCAACGAAGCCCGCGAGATGATCGAGCTCGAGAATCTCGGGCCCGAGGCGGACATCCTCAAGCGGCGCACGGTGGACATCTTTACGCCGATCACCGAGCTGGCCGTCGAGGAAGAGCCCGACTCCATCATCGACGACGATCCCGACAAGGACGACGATGAAGAGGAAGAGAAGGAAGAGGAGCGGATCAAGCTCGCTCGGTTCGTGGACAAGGGGCCGCCTGAGCCCGAGTGGAAGGCGATCCACCGGGTAGCGGACGCGCACCACGGCAGATTCATGACGGCCTTCCTTCATAACCGCGACTTGATTATAGGCCCGGAGATCGAGGCGGCGGTTGCGGCGGGTTTCAGCGACGGCGACTTTTCCGCCATCGAGCGGGTCCTCAACTGGAAGGGTATTGAGGGGCCGATGAGCGAGGCGTTTCGTGCCGCCATCGCGTCTACGATGCTCGCGGCCGGGCGGGCCGGCGAGCCATTCATGCCCCTCGGGGTTGAGCTCACGTTCGACATCACGAACCCGTTCGCGACGGAGTTCGCCCGAGAGCAGTCGATGAACCTCGTCAGGCAGATCAGCGACGACACCCTCCAGGGCCTGCGGCACATCATGAAGCAGGCGTACGATGACGGCCTGCCCCCGCGAGAGTCCGCTCGCAGGATCATGGACGTCATCGGGCTCACGGAGAACCAGACCATCTCAGTCGAGACGTTCCGCGTGAAGCAGCTTGCACTGGGCGTCAGCGAGGACGTGGCCGAGAAGAGCACGGCGAAGTTCGCCCGCAAGGTGCTGAAGCGCCGGGCCACCGTGATCGCACGCACAGAAACGATCCGCTCAGCCTCGATGGGCCAGCAGGCGCTATGGGATCAGGCTGTTAGCGGCGGGCTCTTGAGCCGGGACACCAAGCGGGTTTGGATCGTCACGCCCGATGATCGTCTCGATACGGTGATGTGCTTGCCGATGGCCGATCAGACCGTGGGCCTCGAGCAGCCCTTCGTGACGGGCACGGGTGCAGAGATATTGACGCCGCCAGTCCATCCGCAGTGCCGCTGCGCGATTGCGCTGTCGATCGAGAAATAGGAGACCGCTATGAGCGAACGAGAACTATGCAGCGTCGGCTTTGAGCTGCACAACTCGGACCTAGAGGAAGGCATGTTCAGGGGCATGGCGAGCGTATTCAACACGATGATCGAGAGCTTCGTGCCGACCATCATCGACCCGGGTGCATTCAAGAGCACCCTCGCGAGTCCAGAAAGAAACGTGCTGATCCTCTGGCAGCACGATGACCAAACGCCCATCGGCACCCCTACCGAGATGTGGGAAACGAAGCACGGCCTTGAGATCGTGGGCAAGATCAGCAACACGACGCAGGGCAGGGACGCCATGACGCTCATGCGAGACGGCGTCGTCACTGAGATGTCTATCGGCTTCGATGCCACATCGTTCAGGTTCGAGGAGCAGGGGAAGTCGAAAGAGCTCGTGCGGCACATCGACGAGGTGCGTCTCTGGGAGGTTTCGCTCGTGTCCTTCGGGGCCAACCCGAAAGCGAAGATCACAGAAGTTCAATCGGCGTTGCTGTCCAAGGTGCGCGACGACTTCAAGAAGCAGAAGATCGCAATGCAGCCCCGCGGTGCCTCGGGTAATAACGGCGAGCCGCATATTCGACTCGACGGTGTCACCGACTACGGCGAACTCGTCGGGCGCCTGTCCGAGACGATCGGGCTGCTCAAAGCAGCGAACGAGCCGCTCGAGAATGAGTGCGTAGCCAGGCTGCGCGAAGTGATTCATGCCGCCCAGCGGATCTACCAGAACGAGACAAGTGAGTTCGACGTCGGGAGCGCGCAGAGAGCTGTAGCCCTCGAAGAGGCAAGTCTGCGCATTCCGCGCATCTAACAACCAACCAAATAACGGGCGTTCCCGTAGCCCCGGCTCAAATCGAGTCGGGGTTTTTTATTGGGGGGAGATCATGATCCAGGAACAACTGAAACAGAAGACCCAGGAGCTGGGCGAGTCTCTCGATGCCGCTCGTAAGATCAGCGCGCGGATGAGTAAGGAGCCCGAGAAGGCCAGCGAGCTGCAAGAGTCGTTTGACAAGGCGATGGAGCACTTCAAGAAGATCAAGCTTGAGTCGCAGAGTCTCGAACAGCGGCAACAGCTCGAGGATGAGAACAAGCGGCTGAACGAGCCGACTGAGCAGATGCGGGTCAAGTCGCCCGAGATCAGCGAGGAGGCACTGGCCGAGAAGAACGAGGCCAAGTGGCAGGAGAACCACAAGAAGTCATTCGGGGCCTACGTCCGGCAGGGCGATCGGGCTGCGGCTGAGTGTTTCGAGACCAACGGGCCGCGCGAGAAGCACGCACTGCTGGGCACCCAGGCCGATCTCGGTGGCTTCCTCATCCCTGACGACTTCCGTGCGGAGATCATCCGCAACGTCGCGGGGCTGGCGAACTTCCGCCTTGCCGGTGCGCGTGTCGTACCGACGAGCCTGCGGATGCTGAGCTTCCCGACGATCAAAGTGGGGACGGGCGATCAGTATCCGACGAACATGAACCAAGGGGACAGCCAGACCTCTACCAACTGGAAGGGCGAAGGCGCGACAACGGGCGGCACTGCGCCGCCGCAGCAAACCAAGCCCACGTTCGGCCAGGAGAACATCCCGGTCCACTTGTGGCAGCCCGATGTGGTCGAGCTGACCCGTGAGCTTCTGGACGATTCAGTCGTCCCGCTCGAGACGGTGCTCGCGGAGCTCTTCGGCGAGATCATGGCGCTCGACACGGACTGGGCATTCACGAACGGCGATGGTGTAGGCAAGCCCGAGGGCATTCTCGAGGCTGGCATCACCACGAACAACAGCGGCGCGAGCGGTGACGTGACCTATGGCGGCCTCGTCGATTGGTTCTACGACCTGCCCGCGCAGTATCGTGGCACCTCGAGCATCATGCTGACTTCGGCACTCTTCGCCAAGATCGTGCAGCTCGAGACGGGAACCGGCGTGACGTTGATCTTCCCGCCCAACTCGCCCCCGGGTCGCATGTTCCAGCGGAACGTGGTCTTCAACGAGTTCCTGCCTGCACTGGGAGCCGACTCGCTGTCGGC